CTTTTTGATTGGCTATTCCCAAAGGATGAGCCTGTAAAAACCACACAAACGGAGCAGTTCAAACTGCTGACAGCATATGAGCCTGTTTTCCATAACCACATCGGTGGGGTCTACGAAAGTGCATTGGTAAGGGCGGCCATTGAAAGCAAGGCAAGGCACATTTCCAAACTGAAGGTGGAGATGCAGGGAAATGCACAGGAAAGCCTCAAGGCGAAGATGAAACACGCTCCAAACGATTGGATGACATGGCCGCAGTTCCTTGCGAGATGTTCCACGATATTGGATTGCACAAACAATCTGTTCATCTTGCCTGTTCAGAATCAGTATCTGGAAACGATTGGTTTCTTCCCTGTTCTGCCGGAGAATGTGAAACTGATTGAAGACAAAAAAGGGAAGCTGTGGGTTCGCTACACATTCAAGAGCAGACAGACAGGCATCGTTGAGTTTGACCGATGTGCATTCCTAAACAAACATCAGTACGAATCCGACTTCTATGGCGAGAGCAATTCGGCATTGGACAACACAATGGATCTCATCGCCATTCAAGACCAGGGAATCAAGGAAGCCGTAAAGAATAGTGCTTCGTATCGGTTCATGGCGAGAGTGAGCAACTTCACTTCTCCAGATGATCTGGCTGAAGAAAGACAGAGATTCAGCCGTGAAAATCTAAAGGGAGAGAACGGCGGTCTGTTGCTGTTCCCAAATACCTATACAGACATCAAACAGATTGAATCATCCGCCTACAAGGTGGACACGGATCAGCTGAAACTGATTCAGACCAATGTCTACGACTATTTCGGAGTGAACGAGGACATCATACAGGGCAAAGCCGATTCGGATATGCTGGATGCATTTTTCAATAGTGCCGTAGAGCCTTTCGCCATTGCCTTAAGTGAAGCGATGTCCAGAGCGATCTACACGGAAAAGGAAAGGTCTTTCGGCAATCATGTCTATGTCAATGCCAACAGACTTCAGTATATGTCGCAGACCGCAAAGGTGCAGGTCGCCAGGGATCTTGGGGACAGAGGTATTCTTACCATCAACGAGATCCGTGAACTGTTCAACTATGCACCGCTGCCGGATGGCGACATCGCATACATCAGAGGCGAATACAAGCCGTTAGAGGAGAGTGAAAGCAATGAATGAACTTTTGGAGAAGAAGATCAAGAACGGAAGAGAATACAGAAAAATGGCGATGGATGTCGCTCAATCCGATGACTATTGGGTAGAAGGCTATGCCACGACATTCAATGAGCCGTATCATCTGTACTACTACGATGATGATGGTCACGAAGTGAAGGAACAGGTGGACAGAAACGCTTTTGAAAATACGGATATGTCCGATGTCATCTTCCAATACGACCACGAAGGAAGAGTATTCGCAAGGCTGTCAAACGACACACTTGCACTAAAGACCGATGACCACGGTCTTTTCATTAGGGCGTACCTTGGCGGTACGGAAATCGGTAGAAACCTTTATGAAGAAATCAAAGGTGGCTATACAAACAAAATGTCTTTCGGTTTCACAGTAAACGAAGATGAGTTTAAGGAAGAGGCGGATCGCAACTATTTGAGAACGATCCGTTCTATCGGAAAGCTCTATGATGTTTCGGCTGTGAGCATTCCTGCCAATGACTATACGGAAATCTCGGCAAGATCTCATTGTGAAGGAGCAATCGCAGAGATTGAATCGGAGCGGATTCGTGCCGAAGAGGAACGGAGAGCAAAGGCGGAGAAGATGGAGAATCTTCAGAACAGGCTGAAAGCGTTGAAGGGAGAAACAGATGGAAATTAAAGAAATGCAGATGTCCGACATTGAACAGCGTTCTCTTGAGATTGAAGAAGAGATGAAGGTTGAAGATGCCGACATTGATTCTCTGACCGCAGAAGTTGAGCAGCTTGAAGAAAGAAAGGCTGAAATCAACGCTGAAGTGGAACAGAGAAAAAAGGAAATGGAAGAAGCCTTAAAGATCACCGAACCTGTAGAGGAAATGAAGGAGAGAAAGATGACCAATATGGAAGTAAGAAACAGCAAAGAGTATGTTGATGCATTCGCTGAATACATCAAATCCGGCAAAGATGCAGAATGCAGAGCATTACTGACAGAGAATGTCAGCGGTTCTGTACCTGTACCAGAATTCGTTTACGACATCGTAAAGACCGCATGGGAAAGAGAAGGAATCATGAGCCTTGTCAGAAAGTCCTATCTGAAGGGCAATCTGAAGGTCGGTTTTGAAATCTCCGGCGATGGTGCTGTCATCCACACCGAAGGCGGAAACGCCATTGATCCAGAGAACCTTGTTCTCGGTGTTGTAAACCTTGTTCCGCAGAGCATCAAGAAAGTTCTACAGATCAGCGATGAAGTCTACGGATTAAGAGGCGAAGCCTTCTTGAGATATGTCTACGATGAACTCGCATACAGAATCGCAAAGAAAGCTGCAGACCAGATCGTTGCTTTAATTGAAGCAGCAGGTACAGCTTCAACGACTACCGCCGTTGGCGTTCCGGCTTTAACAGCTTCAACCATCGGACAGGGAACTGTCGCTTCCGCTATGGCTATGTTAAGCGATGAAGCAGCTAATCCTGTTGTCATCATGAACAAGGCAACATGGGGAGCATTCAAGACCGTTCAGTATGCAGGTAACTTCAACGCCGATATCTTTGAGGATCTGCCTGTCGTATTCAACAACACGATCAAATCGTTCGCAGCCGCTTCAACAGGCGATACCTACGCTATCGTTGGTGACCTCGGTCACGGTGCATTAGCGAACTATCCAGAAGGCGATGGCATTGAATTCAAGTTTGATGACCTCACTCTGAAGAAACAGGATCTGATTGAAGTTCTGGGCAGACAGTATGTCGCACTCGGCATCGTTGCACCAGATTCATTCGTTAAGATCAAGAAATAATCAAAGACAAGAAAAGGGGATAAATCATGAGAATCTTAATCGCAGTACCTTGTATGGATTCAGTTCCATCGCAATTCGCACAATCGTTAGCAACACTCAACAAGGTTGAAGAGTGTGTTGTGGCTTTCCAGATGGGAAGCCTAATCTATAACTCACGTAATTATTTGGCAACGGCAGCTGTGAAGATGGAAGCTGACTACATTCTGTGGTTGGATTCGGACATGGTTTTTTCTTCCGATTTGTTGCAAAAGCTGTGGCAGGACAGGGATAAGGGCGATATCATAACAGGCGTTTATTACCGAAGGGTAGAGCCGTATAAACCTGTCCTGTTCAGCAAATTGGACATAGAGAACGATGTCTGCACTTGGGAAGGCTACGATGATTTCCCACAGGATGACCTGTTTGAAGTTGAAGGATGCGGTTTCGGTGCTGTGCTTACGCCGACCAATGTCTTTGTGGATGTTATCAACAGATTTGGCAATATGTTCAGTCCTCTTGCCGGAGTAGGCGAGGATCTGTCGTTCTGTTGGAGAGCAAGACAATGCGGATATAACATCGTTGCCGATCCTCGCATTCCGCTCGGTCATGTCGGTCATTATGTTGTAGACAGGAAATTCTTTGATGCCTACAATTCAGCAAAGGGGAAAAAATGAAAGTAATCTTGAAGCATCCTGTAAGGGTGAACGCTTTGTCCGGCGAAGTTGAAGTCACTAGAGAAGAATTTGAGAGATTGATGATTCTCAATGCCGTTGAAGTGATTGAAACCAGGGAAACGCCGGAAAAGGCGATTGAAAAGAAAAAAGCAAAGAAATAATTTTAGGTGGTGGTAATTATGGGAGATGAAGTCATGACAGCTATACTCAATAAAGTGAAGTTGTCCTTGCGGATCACGACAGATGATTTTGACACCGAGCTAACTGACCTTATCAATGCCTGTCTTCTTGACCTGGGCATTGCAGGGGTCACGGAAGATGATACGACAGATGCCTTGATCATCCGTGCGATATGTACCTACTGCAAGATCCATTTTGGAGATGCGAATGGGGTAGAAATGCTTGACAGACTACAGGCATCCTACAACGAGCAAAAGGCACAGATGAGCATGGCAACAGGATATACGGATTGGGGAAATGAATAGAAGCCAGGTCGCATATCTTGTGAGCGAATCCTTCTCGCAGAACGATTACGGAATCTATGAGAAGGTGGAAACCGAAAGAAAGGTATTTGTCAATGTATCAAGCGTAAATGCGAACGAATGGTTTGAAGGCGGAAGGAACGGATTGAATCCGCAGTTCCGATTCACCATGTTTTCGCACGATTACGAAGGAGAAAAAATCATCAAGTACAACGATGTGCAGTACACGATCTATCGCACCTATTTCCGCAAGGTAGATGAGATAGAACTTTATACGGAACTGCGAAAGGGAAACGAAACGGAGATAAGACCGCAGAGCAATGGCTAGGAAAGTCAATCTCAACAATTTTGCGAACGAAGTCATCAAGATCACAAAGGACTATGTGAACGAGGTTGATGATGCAACGACACAGGCGGTCATGGAAACGGCTTTCGCAGCTGAAGAAGAACTCCATGTCGCAGGTTCGTTCAAGAACGGAGCGAAGGCGAAATACCGAAAGGGGTGGACAATCACTTTCAATCAGCTACGCTACGGACTTGAAGCAATCGTTCACAACAAGGATTATCCTCTTACACATCTGCTTGAAAGCGGCCACGCCAAAGTCTTGTGGGGAAGGAAAACAAACGAAGATGTAAAAGCCTTTCCTCACATAGAAAAGGTAAACGAGGAAGCACAGAGAAGATTGGAAGAAGAAATTCAAAGGAGATTAGGATGACATACAAGGAAATCGCAACGATGATCTCTGGTATTGGTCTGCCATATACCTACGATTCATTCCCTAACGACATCGCACCATTACCGCCATATATAGTATTCAATCTTCCGCAGGACAACGATTTCGCAGCCGATGACATCAACTATGTCAGCATTGATGTGCTGAACATTGAGCTGTACACGGCAACGAAGGACTACGAAACGGAAGAAATGGTAGAGGCTGTTCTAAAACAGAACGGCTTCTTTTTTGAAAAAACGGAAACATACATCAGACAGGAAAACCTGTTTCAGATTCAGTATGTTATGCAAGTCATTACAGAAGGAGAAAATTAAATGGCAAAAATCAAATATGGTCTGAAAAATGTCCATTACGCTGTAGCAACGGATGATGGAACAGGAACTCTGACCTATGCAAGTCCTGTAGCATGGAAAGGTGCTGTTTCGCTTTCGTTAGATCCACAGGGCGACACGAACACATTCTATGCAGACAATATCGCATATTTCACAAGCACCGCCGACAACGGCTACCAGGGTGACTTTGAATCGGCTTTGATTCCAGATTCATTCAGACAGGCTGTTCTTGGCGAAACATTGGATGCGAAAGGCTTCTATGTACAGAAGTCTGGTCAGCCTACCGTTGAATTCGCTCTGCTGTTCCAATTTGAGAACGATGACAACAACACAAGGCATTGTCTGTACAGATGTACGGCCTCAAGACCGGCGGTAGAAGGATCTACACAGGAAGAATCCATTGAGCCGCAGACAGAAACCATCACGATCACGGCTATGCCTAGGATCAGCGATGACCTTATCAAGTCAAGATGTCCTTATACATCATCAACATCAAGTTCATACGCCAATTGGTTCACGACTGTCCAGGAGCCAACGGTATAGTTTTTATTCATAAAGGGGATTGAAAATGGAAAAAATCATAAGCATCAAAGACAAGCAAGTCGGCTTCAAGGCTACGGCATCCACGACAAAAAGATACAGGGATAAATTCAACAGGGATCTGTTCAAGGACATCTCTGCCTTGCTGCCGAAGATGACCGATCAGACTCTTTCGGCCGATGACCTTGAGTGCTTTATGAACATAGCCTATATCATGGCTTGGCAGTACGACAACACCATCCCTGCCGATCCTAACGATTGGCTAGATCAGTTTGAAATGTTTGATATCTACCTTGTTCTTCCGCAGATCATTGACCTGTGGGGTCTGAACACGGAGCAGATAGAAAAACCTAAAAAAAAAGCAGAGAATCCGAAAGAGAGCTGACAACGGCTCTCTTTCTTCTTCGCTGTCTTGAACTCGGTCTGTCCATGGCAGACCTTGATGATTTAAGCGTTGGAATGGTGAACGATATGTTCATTGAGAAATCCAACGATAATTACGATTGGAAAGAAATCGCAAACCAGAGTGATTTTGATAAATTTTAGAAAGAAAGGAGCATAATGGCAAAGGGCAAGATTAAGGGAATTACCATTGAACTCGGAGCAGATACAAGTAATTTCCAGAAGGCGATGAGCAACATAGACAAAACGCTCAAGACCACAGAATCAAAACTGAAGGACATTGACAAGCTCCTAAAACTAGATCCTACGAATACGGATCTCCTTAAGCAGAAGCAGGAAGCATTGAACAAGGAGATCGCAAATACAAAGACAAGACTTTCCGTTC